TGACTGTGTAGACAGCGTTACCTGCACTGAAGGTAGACAGATGCTTATGGTACTTCACAGTTAAAGGTTGTGTGAAATCAGCCCATGGGATATCCATGCTGAACGCAATAGGCGCCTCAGTGTATCCTTCTTCCCAACCAGTGCCGTCATCCCATGCGTCACCATCGTCCCAATTCTGTTGACCAATAGGGCCTACATCGGTGTAGCGAGGTTCATATGCGTTATGATAGTAACGTACGTCAGTGCCTGCACCGTAGAAGATGCGACCCTCTGTGGTCTTACATCCAGCACGGTACGGCATATCTGCGAACTGTGTCCAAGCACGGAAGCGTTGTGACTTGTCATAGCAATGAACGAAGATGTCATTCTGCGTAGTCGCAGTAACAGTGTCGATGACAGGAATGAAGAATAATACTTGATGTGCTATGCGATCGTGTATACTGTACACATACTCTGTGAGTTGTGTGTTACTAAACCGTGCCAGTGCTACCTGTACGTCAGTGTTAATCAATGGACTAGCAGGTTCAGGCACGAAGTCAGTGCCGAGCGCAGAGCGTCGAATGCTAATGACACCACTGGTGTCTAGCATAAGCATTTCATCACCGATGACGGTGATAGCCTTATGACTGACACAGCCATAGCCACTGACGATATCAGTTACATCGAACTCTACAGGAGCTGACGTAGGCAGTATGAACTGCACAGCCAGGATTGTCTCCTGGTACGTTACCACGAGTCGATCACGATACGTGGCTAGTCCAGTAATCACTGGCACACCACGGTCGATGTAAATAGATGTATCCATGTTAGCACCATTGGTGCCGGCATCTGGATCGAATGAAGTAACACCCTGTCCACTGACGTAGACAGTATATGTATCAGTCGGTGTGACAGCCATCACTAGATGGCCATCATGTGTGGTACAATACTTAGCCCGTGGCGTGTTCGTGTTAGTCCCTGATACAGGGTCCTGCACATACGTCACAGCGTATAGCTCATCCATCGTCACTGGCTTATCTACGCCATTGCATATGATAAGCTGACCAGCGAATTGTGTGAATGAGGCATACGTCAATGACGATGACCAACCCACTGCGGGAAGGAGCGCAGCAATAGCTGTGCTCCATCGTAGCGTAACAGTGCCATCACCTGCAACAGAGACAATGTTGCCATTAGCACCGACGATGACTAATGCACCGGCATAGTATTCCATGCCAATGATCTTATCAAGTGCAGCAGTAGTAGCGTAGTCTTCATCTACAACTGCGAACGGTGACGTACCGTAACGCAGTGACAGCTTGCCATTACTATCAGGTGCGAGATTACGCACACCGATGAGGTACTTACTGTTCAAGTTTAACGGTGAGTCGTATGTATTCAACCCACCACGGAAGTCCCGTGCTACAGCTACTTGTAGCTTGTCTACAGACGGTAGCCTGATCTTACGCATCAGCGATCCTCCGCCCATTCATTTAGAATGTTCGGATCACCCATGCGTGGATCAAGGATGATCTTCGCACTGTCATGCTGTTGTTCTAACTGTTGTAGTCTATTCTCGAATGACTGTTGTAACATGGTTACAGTGGCAGGATTAGTGCCATCATCCGCTGCGTACTTCGCAGCAGCACCATTGATGATGCAAGAGGCATCGAATGGAACAATCACTGATGGATCAGTGAACAGGTTAGCAGGATCACTACGGATATGCACACGCAATGGCAATGCCATAGTCGTAACAGATGTTAATGGCCAAATGCGAAACAGATTCTGTGCAACAGGTGCCCAGCCTTGGATATCATCCGATGCGTGTAACGGCTCCACATACCGTGGAGACGTGCCAGTGAGTCTGTATGGGTTAATGTTACTCGATAGGATAGGCAATGGCACACTGTTGTTACCAACGCATACACGCTCCACGTCACGGAACCCTTCACGTGTTCCAGCGAATGATGCTGTACATACGCCAGTCGTACCATCTAGTTGCCTAGTCTCCCATTTAGTAAGATTGTCCCACCATCTACGAGAGCGTGCGATCTCATACGTTTCTTCGATCAGCATAGTGATCACATCCTCAGCATACAACTGTGTGCTAGGACCGGCTACTTGCCTTAATCGAATAATCGTACGCTGTACAAGATCACTCAGTGAGTAGAATGCCATGACATGTTCCTACACTCTACTTACGAAAAAGGCTCCACTGTGTTGCCACAGTGGAGCAAGTTTACTACAGCAGTTGCACCATCACGGTGCGAGGTAATAGTGTGCAACGCCGAACAGATACGACGGATCAGTAGTACACCGGATCTCGAAACGATGCACACCATTTGGGATAACCGTCACAGGCAGATACAGCCCACGCGGATCAGTAGTGGTAGTGTTCGATGCACTAGCAGTAGACAGTCCAGCAACGAACGTACCAGCGTTAGCCGCAACAGCATAGTTCTTGATTTCACTCACCATCGAATAGCAACGATAGGGAATGCCCAAGTAAGTACCAATGCCAACCTTGATCGTAGTACCACCCGTGGAGTCCCACGAGACAAGATCAATGTAACGGAACGCTTTAACACCTTGCACGGTGTTCGTACCGTCCAACGTGAGATGTTCACGCATCGGCTGCCCAAGGTAGTCACGTCCGTAGACACGAACGAGACTAGTAGCAGCGCCAGACGCAGCACAGGTGACATTACGTCCCCACTTACCCATCTGTGCTTCCGTACCAACGTACGCAGCGGCGAAGGTAGTAGTGCTTCCAGAGGATGCAATACTCTGCGCAGCTAGGATAGCGTCAGCATCTAACGCACCAGGGACACCGAAGTCAAAGGTAGCAATGTGAGGACTCTCACCCGCACCGTGACCAGCGTACGCAGCACGATTGAACCAATGGTTAATGCGCTGCGGAAAGAAAGAAGCATAGCGACGTGCCATGTTACAGGCTCCTTAACGGATTAGCGACTTGCGTACGCTTATGAACAAGCGACTTCAGATCAATGGTGTCCGGTGCACGGACAGGCTCACCAGTCTCAGTGTCGATTTCTTCATTCGCATGTTCAAGGATGCCAGCAGCAGCCATCTTCTCACGCGACTCGAACCACACACTGTGTCCACCAGGGAAGTAGACCATGAAGCTCTCAGGAACAGTGCGAGTCACTTGTTCACTAAGCAATCCATTGCTCTTACCTTTAGCATTTGGATTAGTCTTGTAAACAGTAGACGTGACTTCACGGTTTCTGACTACTTCAATCTGGAACTTCTTACTCACTGCCATGACATTGATCCTTAATTCATCACAACAGCGTGAGTACGGAACTGCCGCCAAGAGCAGAAGTTACCCTGCCAGACAACACGCTTGCCGATAGCGTCAATGGCCCACGGAGCAACAAGGTTCTTCACACGCATGTTCACACCCTTGAGGATGTGCATACGCAGATACTTGCTGTTAATGAAGTAAGCCTTGTCCACGTTGCAGTCTTCATCGTACAGCATCGGAATGCCATTGTGCGTGACACCTTCAAAGCCAAGGTCATACATGCCCTTGCCTTTCTTGCTCTGATCCAACGGGATCATCACCTTGTCACGGACAGCCTGACGATACGTACGAATGAGATTACGACCAACAAGGATGAGATCAGGCTTGTCAGTCTTCAACTTCAAGTCCATCAACACGTCATCGAATGCTTCTTCGATGTTAGTCGCATCGAGACCGCCACCGAAGTCATACGCAGACGGACGCCACTGGATTTCAGTGCTACGGCTAAGACCGCCGAGCGTGCCCGTCGTCGGATCGTCAGGGATCAGTGCTTCCAATCCAAGAGGATCAACACCAGCACCAGCACCGTACAGATATTCACTGAACTTCTCACCGATGCTTTCCTCAAGCACGTCGAGCTTAGCAGTGAGCAGCTTGAACAACGCAGCTTCACCAGTGTTCTCGTCAGCTTCCTGATCGCTCAGGATCAGAGAGCCAGCAACACGCGACCAGCCGTAGCCAATCGTGGTGAACTCGTTAGTCTGCGCAATCGGCAGTTCATCGTAGTACTGATACGAACTAATGTTCGGATTGCGTCCAACAGTCAGAGGATTAGTGATGTTCGCACCACCGTCCTCAGTCTCAACACGTTCGTTCGCAAACGCCCAGGCCATAAGAGCATTGCTCTTAATGCTAGCCATAATGAGCTTACGACGAGACTTGTCAAGCATAGAATGCACAATGGTATCAAGCGTACCAGTTGCGGCGAGAGAAGTGTTAATCATTACTATGACCTATCAACGGTTAACCGTGATGCCATGCTCACGGAGAGTTTCTGCTACGATATCTTTCATGCTCATGTCATGATTAGCAGCGGTAGTAGTACGTTGGACAACTTGTCCACTCGATGCACCACTAGGAGCAACCATCTGTGCGTTGTTCATACGCGTAGGCTGCTGTGTCTGCTGCTGACGCTGACTGTGAGCAGTAACTGCTGCTTCATGCTGCGCACGGAGTGGCTTATTATAGTCATAACCACGTTCCAATGCCCACGCTTGGAGCATCAATGTAGCCTCGCGCAGTGATAACCGCGTGTCAGCTTCTAGTAGCTGCTGGAGTTCACCCCGTTGTTGCTCAGCCCAAGGGAACGCATCAAAGTGTACCTCTAGTTCTCTATTCGCTT